ATTGTTAAACGGGGATATAAAGATGATTAGTTTAATTATTGAGAAAGAAGTGCCTTTGCCAAAAGGTAAGGTGCGTTATCCCTATAAAAACATGACGGTTGGAGATTCATTTTTTGTTGTGGGTGGCAAACTGCAAGTGGTTTGCAACAACAATTACCGAGCAGGCAAGAAGTTGGGGTTTAAATTTATCGCAAGACGCGAGGAAGGAGGAGTCAGAGTATGGCGACAGAACTAAATGGCAACGTCAATGGACACAACATCCTAATGACACTTTCAGCAGACGATATGAAACGAGCATACATGGAGCGTGTGTACAGCATGAACCATGACCAACTGTTTCAAGAGTTACTTAGGGTTCATACGGAGTCTGCAAAACTCCTCATGGATGCTCACAAAGAAATTGAGAGATTAAAAGCGCTCCTTGAAATTGATGGCAGTTTCATCTGAACAAGAAGAATCATGGGCTAAAGAAAAATTAGCTCATCAACAAATCATTCGTTATGAGTTGCGCCGAGCGCTGACTTGCACAAATGACAAAGCTAAAATTTTTCTTGCAAAAGAATGGAAAGAAAAATACAGTCAAACTCGGTACGACGAACTGATACGCTGTGCCAAAAACAGAGACACTTGTGAAGCAATAGCAAATTGGCAATTAGGGGATAACGATGACTATGACAGCCGCGGTCGTGACCGTGACCACAAACCGAGCAGAACTGGAAGACTGCGTTAAATCAATTCAATTGCAGACTTTCCCGGTTCAACATTACATTCTTGTTGATGCAGTCGTGCCCTACATCAACTACCGCCAAATGTTTGACAAGTACGCCAATGAGCGCACCCACCTTTGCTACTGGGACGGCTACATTGGAGGCAACGGACTAGATGGTCGTCGTTGGCTTGCCGCCGCGCCCCACCTCATCAACGAAGACGTCACCTTCTTTTGCAATGATGACGATTGGTTTGACGCAGACCATGTCGAATCCATCATGCACAAAATAGACCTTGGCGTTGACTGGGCGTACTCTCTTAGAAGCGTCCACGACAAAGACGGCAACTACCTATTCAACGACAGATGCGAGGCGCTTGGCGACCTCCACAAACCTTGGAACTTAATGGACAACGACAACACCAACTTTGTGGACTGGTGTATGTGGGGCATGAAGACCGAGTGCTTAAAGAAAATAGCCATTGTCCTTGGTCAAAACAAATGGGGCGTAGACAGAGAGTTTTATCATGTGGCTAAACAACTCTTTCCCAACTACTGCTCAACCAAAGAACACACTTTCAACTTTCGACTTGGCGGCAATGAACAATCCGTCACCAAAGAATTTTTTGAGCAAGGTCACAAATTCATGCAAGAAAAATACGGGGCAGTCATGCCTTGGGAAAAATAAACAAGGAACAATTGATGAACACAAAAAGATGGGTAAAACACAATCAAAAGGGTCAACCTTGCTGGAAAGGTTTGACGTTAACAGATTGGTTTCCCTCTCACATCAAACCAGTCAGAAACGGTTTATACATCATTGGTTCGGAATCCTTGGCTGTGATGTCAACTTGGAACGGCAAAGAGTGGATACGCGGCAACGGCACCCCTTTGCCATCACAAGATATTTGTTGGCGCGGCGTATATCATGAAATTTAATCTTAAACAGTTTTACGCATTTTGCGCTCAACTCAAGATTGAAACCAAAGAGGAAGGTCTAAAGAACATGGACCGCCTCCTTGGAACGCAAACTTATGTAATGGACGAAATATCCAAAGGCTTGGAAGAAGATGTCCATTTTTTTGTTATCTTAAAAGGACGTCAACTTGGAATTACAACCATCTCTCTTGCGCTCGACCTCTACTGGCACTTTATCCACAACGGACTTCAAGGAACACTCACTACAGACACCGAAGAAAACCGAGATATGTTTCGCTCCACCCTTGCCATGTATATGGACGGTTTGCCTAAAGAATACAAAATCCCTCTCGTCGCACACAACCGTAACCAGCTTTCTCTCAAAAACAGAAGCCGCCTCTTTTATCAAGTTGCTGGACTCAGAGCTAAAGGTAGTCTGGGTCGCGGTAAGGCAATTACCTACCTACACGGCACTGAAACAAGTTCTTGGGGTGACGAAGAAGGCTTGGCTTCACTCTTAGCCTCACTCGCTGAATCTAACCCCAACCGTCTCTACATCTTTGAATCCACAGCTCGCGGATTTAATATGTTCCACGATATGTACGTCACCGCCAAAAGAGCGCGTACTCAACGCGCCATTTTCTGCGGATGGTGGAGAAATGAGTTCTACTCGGCAGACGCAAGCACCGATGTCTACAAAACTTACTGGGATGGACGCCTCACACCTGAAGAAAAAGAATGGACCAAAGATATTAAAAAACTTTACAACTTTGAAATCAATTCAAGGCAAATGGCTTGGTGGCGCTGGAAACTTGCTGAAGGCATTAAAGATGAATCTCTTATGTATCAAGAGTTTCCGCCCACAGAAGACTATGCTTTTGTAATGTCAGGTTTGTCATTTTTCTCAAACGCGAGGTGTACCGATGCCGCCAAAATCGCCAAAAAGATTGTCCCAGACTACTACCGATACGTCTTTGGAGCCAACTTCCAAGACACCGATGTTGTTCGTTCCAAAGAAAAAATGGCAACACTTAAAATCTTTGAAGAACCCATCGACACCGCTTATTACACAATTGGCGCTGATCCAGCATACGGCTCGTCAGACTGGGCAGACCGATTTTGTATTCAAGTATGTCGTTGCTACTCTGATGGCATGGAACAAGTAGCCGTCTTTGCAACCTCTGAAATGAACGTCTTTCAATTTGCTTGGGTTATTGCTCACCTAGCTGGTGCTTACAAAAACTCAACCCTTAACCTCGAAATCAATGGTCCCGGTCAAGCGGTACTTAACGAACTTAAAAACTTGCGCCGTCAAGCCGCGGCAATGGCGGGTAATGTCGGCAAGCAATTGATGGATGTATACGGCTCCATGTCCAATTACATTTGGAGGCGCAACGACAACATGAGCGGTTTATCCGGCTCAATTGGATGGGCAACCACCCAAGCCACCAAAGAACGGATGCTTACCTATACCAAAGACCTTTTTGAACGCGGTATGTTAGACGTCTATGACATGGACACCTTAGAGGAAATGAAAACCATCACTCGTGAAGGCTCTAGTATTCAAGCCTCCGGCAGAAACAAAGACGATAGAGTTATTGCTCTTGCCCTTGCAAGCGCCGCATACGCCGAACAAGTTCAACCCCGGCTTATTGCGTCTAAGTTAACCAAAGCAATATCTCGTAAACAAGAAGATAAAACGCCTGAACAAATTGCTGTTGGCAAAAATGTTTCTAATTACCTTAAACAAATTGGCATTTATGGTGGACCAACCAATCCCTAGACGTCAAATGATGGTTTTAATGCGTCGATTCTTGAAAGATAAGAACCGAGGCATTAGCATTGCTCTTTTTGCAGACCTTTGCGGAATCAGCGTATCTACACTTCGTGATGTTTTTCTTTATCACACCGAGCCACTTAGCGAATTTATACAACGCAGAGTACACAAAGGTTATCAACTTTGGGCTAATGGAGAAGTAAAAATCATGCAAAACCAAAACAACACCAAGTTTATAGACTTTCACAACCGTCCAAAACCCATGCTTAAGCGTTCTATGGGGTTAAAAATGGTGAATGGACAAATTAAAATGCAAATTGGATTAAAAAATAAAGCCGATTACAGTCAAGAATCATTAGATGAGCAACTTAAAAGGGGATAAAAATGGCAGTTTTAAAAGACTACAAGTGTGACAAGCATGGGTATTTTGAATCAAGAGCACCCAAATGCCCTATGAAAGGGTGCGAATCAGAGGTTATGGTGGTGTTTTTACAAGCTCCGGGGCTAAAATCAGATAAAACCAAAGCCACAGACAAGAATGCCAAACAATTGGCTATGGACTTTGGTATGACCAACATCAAAACAGCCCGTGAAGGCGAGAATCAATCTGGTTACTTTACCCGCAACAACGCAAATACCCCTGAACCACAGCGTGAAGGTAGACCGGGAGATGCGGCGATTTGGGGAGGTCAAGGCGGAATGAACATGGGCAGTATCTTAAAAGGCAATATGTTCAAGTCGGTTGCAGGAGAACAAGTAGGAATTAACCCAAAAGAAGCAGGAAACTTGACAGGACCGCGCACGGCGAGTTATATTCCAGATCATCAAAATCTTTCTATCCCTAAAGACATACTACCGTCCAAATGAAAATACCATCAGACGCTCTACACAGAGAATGGTTTTATAAAGACCTGATTCTTAAGTGTCAAGTGTCTTTGGAAGAAAGAAAGTCGGATTACTCGTCTCTTAGAAGTTGGTTTCTCTTTGGCAACGGACCCAATGATGCACCGGCTTTGTTTAACAAAATTTTTCCCCATATAGACCAACTAACCAGTTTTTTGTATTCCGCAGAAACAACTAGGTTTTCAATCAATTTAGGCGCCGGTGTTCATCACACCGAACAAATTAAAATTCCTAAGTTGACCAGTTCATTGAACGATGAATGGCTCAATTCAAATGCAGATCAAGTGTTTTCATCCGCTCTTAACTGGGCGCTTGTCTACAACACCAGCTATATCAAGCTCGTCATGCGCGGTGGCATTCACCCCTATATGGTCGAACCAGCCACGATGGGAGTGCTGAGAGAAGACGCTCCCTACACCGACAGACAAGAAGCCATTGTTCAAACTTACTACATCACTAAGTCGGAACTTTACAACCGCCTTTACTCGCACCCCAAGCGCGAAGAAATAGTCAAGCGGGTTTCAAGCGCTGTGCATACACGCTCAGAAGACATCCCAGACGGCGTAGAACAAATTATTATGTCTTCCACCAATCCACAGCTCTACGGAAATGTGGATATTAATCTCTCCGGCTACAACAGATACAAAGCCAGAGTTGCCGAAGATACCGTTAAGATGTATGAACTTTGGGTTTGGAATGACGCTACCCGTGACTATCAAATGGTCACTATGGCAGACCCAGATGTGGTCATTTACGACCGCACCGGAGAAAGCGTTTTTCTAAAAGGTGAACTACCTTTTATTCAGATTTGTCCTAACCCTCAGTACGACTATTACTGGGGACAATCTGAAGTTCAAAGACTTGTACAACTGCAAGAACTTAGAAATTCTCGCATGGCAGAAATTCAAGATTTGCTATCTAAACAAGTCAATCCGCCAACTGCTTTGTCTGGCTTTACCGGCATTTTGGATGAGAAAAACTTTGCGCTAAACCGAGCCGGTGGACTTTTAATGTCCGATATGCCTAACGCCAAAGTAGATCGCCTTGCTCCCAATATGCCGTCAGAACTTTTTGAAGTCATCAAAGAAGTAGACGCTATGTTTGAGGAAGCCTCAGGCATTTCAGCTATTTTGTCTGGTCGCGGTGAACAAGGTGTGCGCTCGGCAGGACACGCCTCACAACTGGCTCGCCTTGGTTCTTCAAGAGCTAAAAAACGCGCTCTGGTGGTTGAAGATAGTTTAGAAAAAGTGGCAACACTTTATTTGCGTCTGATGCAAGCCTATGACAAAACACATCTTACAGATCAAGACGGCAATCAATTTATTGCTGAACAGTTCACCAAAGATTACACGGTCAAAGTGGACGCTCACTCTAATTCACCAATATTTACAGAAGATTTGCGTCAATTGGCGTTTAATCTTTTCAAAGCCCAAGCCATTGACAAAGAATCATTGCTTGACTTGCTTGAACCACCTATGAAACAATTGCTTATCGAAAAACTTAAAAAGCGTGAGGCGATGCAACCACAACAACAACAAGCCGCTCCTCAGTCTCCAAAAGAAAAGAAAGCAGATTTGAAAGCGGTGCAATAATGGCAACATCAAAAAGTTACACAACTCCAAAAGCAGATCAGCCTAGAGTAAGCACAGAATCTTTAAGGGCGATGTCCAAACCAGCGTCCATTCAGTACAGAAACACAGGAACTCCCAATTTGGGCGTTCAAAGAACAACAAGAACAGCAAGAGACACGGTTAGGTTGTAAAAGTTTTTCTGAGAAGAAAAAGGGGTGTGGCTTCCTTCCCCAACCAAAGGTCGCCGCCTTCAACCATGGAGAAGACTATGCGTAAAGCTCGTAAAGGTCGTAAGAGCCGCAAGTAATCTTGGAGGGCTTGCCCTCTAAGGTTATTTGGCTTGACCAAAACCAAGTTCCTTTGGGGAGGCGGGAATCAAAATTTGCCTCCCCACCTAAGTAGTGTTATAGTTCGGTTCAATTGATTTGTGTTTAACAATTGAGGAAATTTATGAGCGTTCCACCAGACAGAATGATGGATTTAATTAAAAGCCAACGCGGTTCGGATACCGCTTTGCCTGCAAGTTCTTCTGCTCCTCCTGCTGATACTGGAACACTTTCCGGTGCAGAAACACCGCCAATGGCTTCACCCATGACTACGCCTGAACCCAAAATGGGAAATAAAGAAGGCGCAATGGTAAATCTTTCAATGGCTATGGATTTAATTGAACAAGCTCTGCCTAGCCTTGGTTCGGAATCTGATGAAGGACAAAAAGCGCTCGCCGCTATTCGTTCACTCACAGCCGTTCTTGGTCCTAAGAAAAACAAAACAAAAGAACTTCAGCAGTCTGAAATTATTCAGATGCTACAAAATTTGCCCCAAGCTGGAGGCGCTACGCCAGAAGGTCGGGCAATGTCTCAAGCTCCGGCGGTTCCCAATTTGCCACCGATGCCGGGTGCTGGTATGCCTCCCGGTATGCCTCCTGCCGGTGGCGCAACTCCTCCTCCAATGTAAAAAGGAAACATCATGGATTTATTTAAGCCACGCGCCGCGGGCGCACCTAGAAACCCAATTACTGACAACCAGCAAAATGGCGTTGTTACCAACACGCCACGCTTTGCTCACTTAGGTGGACTTAGCAATGCGTCCAAAGCCGGACCCAAAAACAAAATGCACGTTGAAAAACCCGGTGACGGAAAAAGAGTAATTTAATAACAACAGGGGATATGTATGAGTAGTTTAGAAGATTTATCGTTTGAACAACGGGATGAGCTTGCTTTGTTGGTTAAAAAAATGTCGGATGACCCAAAAATTCGTCCTAAGTTTTTAGGATTGGTTAGGGAAATTAATCCTGATATGCCAATACCAGAACTCGATATTGAAGCAAAAACCAATAACGCAGTGCTACGCGCAGAACAAAGAGTCAATGAACTTGAAAACAAATTGCGCGAAAAAGACGCGGTTCAAGATTTAGAAGCTCGGCGCAACCGTTTGATTAAACGGGGATTATCTGAGCAAGACATACCTGAAGTAGAAAAAATTATGATTGATAAAGGAATTACCAATCATGAAGCCGCCGCAGATTATTGGGAATGGATGCGTCAAGCCGCAACACCAACATCTGCAACTGGTGGTTATCAGCCAAATCCACTTGCCAAGTTTAACCTTAAACCATTTTGGAAGAACCATGTCACTGCGGCAAGGG